GAGGTTATAGAGGTTTTGCTATGAACAGACCAGATAAAAAAAGAAATAAACTATCTGTAACAGAAAGAGAAATAGGTGGTATACCTAATTCAAGTGAAGACATTAAACAAGCTCACGCATCTGCTATTGAAACCTACATAGAACATTTTGTAGGTTTAAAAGAAGTAGGTTATGGAGATATGTATTTTCAAAGAACATTAGAAGATTGGTCTAGATTTAATATAAATAATAGAACAACTCATGATGCTTCAATTAGTTCAGGTTTAGCTTTAATGGCTTGTAACAAACACAGGTATTCACCTGTTAACAAGAGAGAATTAAAAGCTGTTGATCTAGGTATAAAAAAATACAACAATAAAGGAACTTTATCAAAAATTATAAATTAATGAATATATATACTAATACCAATAGTGCTTTCCCTAGTCAAGTAGTGAGTGATGCTGAAAAAGCAAGTATTGAATATGGGAGTCAAGTTGCTATGGCCATAGAATATGAATGGTTTAAGACAGGAAGAACTAATGGAAATAGGTATTTAACTAATTGGAATCAATTCCACCAATTAAGATTATATGCTCGTGGAGAACAAAGCATACAAAAATACAAAGATGAATTATCTATTAATGGTGATTTGTCTTATCTTAATTTAGATTGGCAACCAGTTCCTATATTATCTAAATTTGTAGATATAGTTGTAAACGGTATATCAGCTAAAACATATGATATTAAAGCTTATGCTCAAGATCCAGAGTCTATAAAGCAAAGAACTAAGTACGCTGCTAAAATACAAGAGGATATGCTTGCTAGAGAATATCTTAATTCTTTAAAGCAATCTTTAGGTATAAATTTATACCAAAGCTCTTCACCTGAAATACTACCTGAAACTCCTGAAGAACTTGAACTTCACATGCAACTATCTTATAAGCAAAGTATAGAGATAGCTGAAGAAGAAGCTATATCTTCTGTTATGGATCATAACAAATACGATTTAACAAAGCGAAGATTAAACATGGACTTAGCTGTTTGTGGTATTGCAGCTTGTAAAACAAACTTTAATACAGCTGAGGGTATAACAGTAGATTATGTAGATCCAGCTTATATGGTTTATTCATATACTGAAGATCCTAATTTTGAAGATATATATTATGTAGGAGAAATAAAGTCTATTACAATTCCTGAACTTAAAAAAGAATTTCCTGATATATCTAATGAAGAATTAGAAAGAATACAGAAAATGCCTGGAAATAGAAATTATATTACAGGTTGGGGAGGTTATGATGAAAATACTGTTCAAATAATGTATTTTGATTATAAAACATATCATAACCAAGTATTTAAAATAAAACAAACAGATCAAGGTTTAGAAAAAGCCTTAGAAAAAGATGATACTTTTAATCCTCCACAAAATGATGGTTTTGAAAAAGTAAGTAGAAGTATAGAGGTTTTATATAGTGGTGCTAAAGTGCTAGGAACTGATACTATGTTAAAGTGGGAACTTGCTGAAAACATGTCTAGACCTATGTCAGATACTACAAAAGTAGAAATGAATTACGCGATATGCGCGCCACGTATGTATAAAGGTAGAATAGAATCACTTGTAAGTAAGTGTATTGGTTTTGCTGATATGATACAATTAACCCACTTAAAACTACAACAAGTGTTAGCTAAAATGGTACCAGACGGTGTTTATTTAGACATGGACGGTCTTGCTGAAGTTGATTTAGGTAACGGAACTAACTATAATCCAGCAGAAGCATTAAATATGTATTTCCAAACTGGTAGTATTGTTGGTAGATCTCTTACTCAAGATGGTGATATGAATCCTGGAAAAGTTCCTATTCAAGAATTAACAGCTAGTTCTGGCCAAGGTAAGATACAAAGTTTAATTTCTACATATCAATATTATTTACAAATGATAAGAGATGTGACGGGATTAAATGAAGCGAGAGATGGTAGTACACCAGATAAACAAACATTAGTTGGTTTACAAAAAATGGCAGCTAACGCGTCTAACGTAGCTACTAGACACATCAAACAAGCTGGTTTATATATAACATTAAGGATAGCAGAAAATATTGCTTTAAAAATAGCAGACGCATTAGAATTTCCATTAACAGCTGAGTCTTTAGTTAATAATATTTCTAATTACAATGTAAATACTTTGATTGAGGTTCAAAACCTTAATCTTCATGATTTTGGTATATATTTAGAATTAGAACCAGACGAGGAACAGCAAGCTCAATTAGAGCAAAATATTCAAATGGCTTTACAGCAAGGTGGGATTGATTTAGAAGATGCTATAGATTTAAGACAAATAAAAAACCTTAAATTAGCTAATCAGTTATTAAAAGTAAAACGTAAAGCTAAAGGTAAGCAAGATCAAGAAAACTCTATGGCTCAAGCTAGAGCTCAATCTGAAGCTCAAGCTGATGCAGCTGAAAAAATAGGTTTAGCAGAAGTTCAAAAACAAGAAGCTATTTCTGGATCTAAAGTTCAATATGAACAAGCAAGATCTCAGATGGAGATTCAACGTATGCAAACCGCTGCACAATTAGAACAAGAAAAAATGCAGGCTCAATTCCAGTATGATATGCAATTAAAGCAGATGGATATGCAGTCAATGCAAGATAAAGAACAAAGAATAGAAGATCGTAAAGATAAGCGTATAAAAATGGAAGGTACGCAACAAAGTCAGATGATAGATCAAAGAAAAAATGATTTAATGCCAATTGATTTTGAAAAAGAAGGTGCAAATCCACAAGCTGATGGAATGCCGCAAGGACCAACAGCTTAATTATTAATTATTTAATTATATTATATTATGTCAGAATTAAAAACAAATGAACCTGTTAAACAGGAAGGTGACTTTAAAATAAAGTCTAAGCCTAAAAAACCTAAACAATTAGGTAATAGTGAACAGGAAGTAAAGAAAGTAAATTTAAAAGAACCGTTAGTAGAAATACCTAACGATGTTACCAAGGTTACAATACCTAAGGAAGCACTTAAAGAAGAAAACAATGCCATTCAAATCGGAGAAACAAAGGAAGTACCTGTGGAAAAACCATCCGGAGATAGCGCAGAGGTGGGAGAACCTATACAAGAGTCCAACGAGACTACTGAAGGGTTTTCTCCAATCAAAGAAGTAACGGAAGAAGTTAAAAAAGTAGAAGCAGAAATAAAAGAAGCTATTAGAGATGAAAAAGTATTAGGTAAACAATTACCTGAGAATATCGAAAAACTAGTTAATTTTATGGAAGAAACTGGTGGGACAATAGAAGATTACACTAGATTAAATGCTGATTATACTACTGTAGATGATACTACTTTATTAAAAGAATATTATAAGCAGACTAAACCACATTTAGATGCTGAAGAAATAGACTTTATCATGGAAGATAAATTCGATTTCGATACAGAAATTGACGAAGAGCGTGACGTCAAAAAGAAAAAACTCGCTAAAAAAGAGGAGATTGCAAAAGCTAAAAGCTTTTTAGAAGAAACTAAGAATAAATATTACGACGAAATCAAGTTGAGAACCGGCGTAACTCAGGATCAACAAAAAGCTATGGACTTTTTCAATCGATACAATAAGCAGCAAGAAATAGCTGAGCAACAACATCAAACATTCCAGGAAAATACAAAACAACTTTTCAATGAAAATTTCGAAGGTTTCGATATATCGGTGGGAGATAAAAAATATAAGTACAATATAAAGGATGTAGATAAAGTTGCTGAAAACCAATCAAACATTAACAATTTAGTTAAGAAGTTCTTAGACAATGAAGGTAATGTTACTGATGCGGCTGGTTATCACAAAGCAATTTATGCGGCTGAAAATGTAGATAGAATCGCGTCTCATTTTTATGAGCAAGGAAAAGCAGATGCAGTTAAAGACGTGGTGAATAAATCTAAAAATTTATCACCTATAAAAGCTAGAACCCAACAAGGTGAAGTTTTTGTAAATGGCTTTAAAGTTAAATCTGTTTCTGGAGCTGATTCTTCTAAATTAAAAATCAAAAGAAGAAAATTTAACTAATTAAAAATTTAAAATTATGAGTTTATCTCCACAATTTGGTAGTATTATTCCAAGTCCGATTCAAACTCCATCACCTTCAGCTTATTTAGCTTTTAACGGTGGAGCGAATGACTTTGCGCAACAATATTTACCAGAAATTTACGAACAAGAAGTAGAGCGTTATGGAAACAGAACGTTATCTGGCTTTTTGAGAATGGTTGGGGCAGAAATGCCAATGACCTCAGATCAAGTAATCTGGTCTGAACAAAATAGATTACATATATCCTATGACAACTGTAGCGTAGCTGCAGGAGGAGGAGCTGGTGCTGGTTTAGCATCTGTTGTTACAATTCCAGTTGGTGCAGGTGTAACTAACGTTATATCTATTAACGATACTGTTGTACTTTTAGACCCTAACGGTCAAGAAGCTAAAGGTATTGTTACAGCAAGAGCTGCTGGTAACGTAACAGTTCAACCATTTGCTAACGCAACATTTGATGCACAGGGAATTAGTATTGCTGCTGCAACAATTAAAATGTTTGTTTATGGTTCTGACTACACTAAAGGAACTAGCTTAGCTGCTGGTGGTGTAGGTAATTCAAACGCTAGAATAAGCGTTGACCCTTCATTCACACAGTTTTCTAACTCACCAGTGATCATAAGAGATCAGTACGTTGTTACTGGATCTGATATGGCACAGATTGGTTGGGTTGAAGTTGCTACTGAAGATGGTGCTTCTGGATACCTTTGGTATTTAAAAGCTGAATCTGAAACTAGATTAAGATTCGAAGATTACTTAGAAATGGCAATGGTAGAAGGTGAATTAAACGCTAACGTTAATGGTGCTGCAGGAAGTTATGCTACTGCTGTTTTACCAGGTACGCAAGGTTTATTTGCTGCTATTAGAGCTAGAGGTAATGTAAACGTTGGTTTTACAGCGGCTGCAGGACTTGATGAGTTTGATGCTATTCTTAAAAACCTAGATACTCAAGGAGCTATTGAAGAAAACATGTTATTCTTACAGAGACAAACATCTCTTGATTTTGATGATATGTTAGCTTCTATCTCTGGTGGTTTCGCTGGTGGTACTGCTTTCGGTTTATTCGAAAATTCAGAAGAAATGGCACTTAACTTAGGTTTCTCTGGTTTTAGAAGAGGTTCTTATGACTTCTATAAAACTGATTGGAAATACTTAAACGACGCTTCTACAAGAGGTGCTATCGTTGGTGTTAATTCAATTGAAGGTGTATTAGTTCCTGCTGGAACAAGCACAGTTTATGATCAAATCTTAGGTACTAACATTAGAAGACCTTTCTTACATGTAAGATATAGAGCTTCTCAAGGTGACGACAGAAGAATGAAATCATGGTTAACTGGTGCTGCTGGTGGTGCATTTACTTCAACTCTTGATGCTATGGAAGTTAACTTCCTATCTGAAAGATGTTTAGTAACTCAAGCTGCTAACAACTTCGTTTTATTCCAAGGATTATAGTAATCCAAATTTAAATAATTATCCCCGTCTTCGGGCGGGGTAATTATTATTAACTATTTAATTATATTATATTATGTCAAAAAATGAAAAAAAAGTAGAGGTTAAAAAACCTCAAGGCCCAAAATGGGAAGTAAGAGATAGAGTTTATTATTTAAAAGGAGATAAGTCTCCTTTAACTTTAACAATACCAGGTAAGCATTCAAAAAAGCATGCGTTACTCTGGTTTGACGAGACTACAGGAAAACAAAGAGAAATAAGATATGCAACCAATCAAGATTCACCATTAGTCGATGAGCAAAAAGGTGAAGCAACGATGGGTCATATAATTTTTAGAGACGGTTTTTTAAAAGTTCCTAAACATAAACAGAATTTACAAAAACTACTTTCACTATATCACCCTTTAAAAAATAAAACATATGAAGAGTATAGTGCTGTAGCAGAAGCTAAAGATGAACTATATGATTTAGAAATGGAAATAGAAGCATTAAATGCAGCTAGAAACATAGACATAGATCATGCTGAAGCTATATTAAGAGTTGAAAAAGGTTCTGAAGTAAATAATATGAGCTCTAAAGAAATTAAAAGAGATTTATTATTGTTTGCGAAAAATAACTCAAAGTTATTTATTGCATTAGCTAATGATGAGAATGTGCAGTTGAGAAATTTTGCTATTAAAGCTAGGGAACTAGGTATAATAAAGCTATCTCAAGATCAAAGAACGTTCTCTTGGGGATCAAATGACAGGAAATTAATGAATGTTCCTTTTGATGAAAACCCTTATTCAGCTTTTGCTGCTTTCTTGAAAACAGATGAGGGAGTAGAAATTTATAAATCTATAGATAAAAAGCTCAATTAACAAGTGATAATAATAGAGGGGTGACACTTTGTCACCTCTGTATTATAATAAAAAAAATATAATGGCAGTAAATATAAATACAGTATACACAACAGTCTTGTACATATTAAACAAAGAACAAAGAGGATATGTTACTCCATCAGAGTTTAATAGTATTTCTGCTCAAGTACAAAACGAAATATTTCAAGCTTATTTTCCAGACGGAAATCAAGTTAATAGATACAATCAAAACAATCAACAGAATGACACAGAGTTCTTTAACATGTTTAAAGACACTGCTTATAAGTTATATCCATTTGAACAAGATATAGCTTTTACTTATGTCGGTGGTAATACAGCTTGGCAAAACAACACCGCAAACGTTATCTACAAATTAGGTCAAATAATATCTACATACAATACAACAAACGTAAACAATCCAGTACGTAATTCAATAACTCAATTAACTAGTAAAAAAGATTTTGAATTAATTACAAGATCTAATTTAACTAGTCCTACCAATCAATATCCTATATGTTACACTACTAATAATGCTGGTTCATTAATAATAAGAGTATCTCCTAATCCAGATGTTTTAAGTATAAATTGCTTAACTGTTCCTACAGCTCCTATTTGGGGTTTTACTACTGGTAATTTAGGTCAATATATATACAATGCTGGTACTTCTACGGATTTTGAATTAGATATTTCAGAACAAACTAATATTATAACACAAGTCTTAAAATATTGTGGTATAATAATAAACGATCCTACAATAATACAAACTGCGGAACAAGAAGCAATGTCAGTTTCACAAAATGAAAAATCATAATGGCGCAAATAACAGAAACTAACCAACAATATTATCAAGGCTCACAAGGCTTTAGAGGAACAGGAGGTGCACTAACTATAACAACTACGTTTAATACTGATCTTTTGTATGGTAGTTGGAATCCAGCAGTAGCTGAATATGCTTTAAATAATTTTAAAATATATACTAGTACTACAGGTTTTCCAGGTAGTTGGACTGAGTATGTGTTACAATATTCTGTAACTGGAAACGCTATAACATTTGCTGCTAACCCTGCTAATAATTTATATATAGTTGTACAATTAAAAATATTAACTGGTGGTCAGTATGCTAATACTCCAGCAGAAGAAGCCGTAGGAGATGCAGTAGAAGAAAACTATGGGAGCTATCAATATATAAAACTAGGAGATATAATAGATAATTATATGGTTGGTTATGTAGGTGATGGAAAAATACTTCAAACTGCTAAAAAATCAGATGTATTATTTTTTGCTAAACGATCTTTACAAGAATTTAGTTATGATACTTTAAAAAGTATTAAATCTCAAGAATTAACTGTACCAGATAATTTATCTTTAATTATGCCACAAGATTATGTTAATTATGTGGCATTGTCTTGGATAGATCATTATGGGGTAAAAAGACCTTTATATCCTAACAATAATTTAACTATAAACCCTTACACTAAATTATTACAAGATGAATCAGGAATACCAACTCAAGATAATTTTGGTGAAGATTTAGAAGGAACGTCAATAACTGTAGAAAGATGGCAAGATACTAACCCTAATAGATTATTAAATGAAGAAGCTTTATATCTTCAAGATGAATGGGCTTATGGATGGTACTCTAATGATTTTGGTTCCGGACCATGGAATTGGGGAAGATTATATGGAATAGATCCTCAATATTCTAACACTAATGGATGGTTTGGGATAAATGAAAGAGAAGGTAAGTTTACTTTTTCTAGTAACTTAAGAGATAGATTAATTGTGTTAGAGTATATATCTGATGGACTTGCTTATGATTTAGATACTAGAGTACCTAAAATGGCTGAAGAAGCAATGTATATGAGTATATCATATAATTTATTAGCTGGTAGAGCAGGTGTTCCTGAAGGTCTAGTAGCAAGATTTAAAAAAGATAGAAGAGCAGCGTTGAGAAATGCTAAGATAAGATTATCAAATATTAAACTTGAAGAAATAGTTCAAGTAATGAGGGGTCAATCTAAATGGATTAAACACTAAAATTTAATGGCAAAAGTAACCAATAATTTCATTAAAGGTAGAATGAATAAAGATCTTGATGATCGATTATTACCTAGAGATGAATATAGAAATGCAGTAAATGCTCAGGTAAGTAGATCTGAAGGTCCTAATGTTGGAGCATTAGAAAATGTTTTAGGAAATATTTTATCTTTTGATTTTAGAGAATTATGTAATAATGATAATTTATTTTCTATAGGTTATTGCACTGACGAAATAAATAATAGAGTTTTTTTATTTTTAACAGATAACACAGGTGATGCTTATAAAGTTTCTTCTGGATCAGGTAAGACTTCTTACATAGTAATGTATAATGCGATTACCGAAGCAGGTTCTATATTAGTTAATGGTGATTTTTTAAATTTTTCTACAATGTTCCCAATAACTGGTGTAAATATATTAGAAGATTTATTGTTTTGGACAGATAATAGAAACCAACCAAGAGTAATAAATATATCTCTAGCTAATCCAAACAACGGTAGTAATCCCGCCTACTATACAACTGAAGATCAAATATCTGTTGCTAAATACAATCCTTATCAACCAATAGAATTATATAGACCAGCTTTTAATACAGCAACTGATTACGAAACATCTATGTATGATGTTGTAAGTAGGTATTATCCTGATGGTGGTGAAGGTGTTACAACCCAACAATATCAAAGTAGTGGTACAACAATGAGAATTGCTAGAGCAGGCTATCAAGGTGATTTACCTTATGGTGCTACTATAGCTTATATTAAAGATGGTGAGTTTTTTGAAACAGGTCAAACGGTAACTGCTGTATCAGGTGCAAACAACACTTATTTTCAACTAACTGTTCCAACAGAATCCCCTACATACACTATAGACACTGGCACAACCGTTATATTTAATTACAACCCTTATTATCAAATTGATTACAATGGTGATTCAGATTATTTAGAAGAATTATTTGTAAGATTTGCTTATAGATATAAGTTTGAAAATGGTGAATACTCTATAATGTCACCGTTTACTCAAGAATGTTTTATACCAAAACAAGATGGTTATTTTAGATATAAGGTAAATGAAGAAAGTGCTACAGCAGGTGTGGGTGCTAAAAATAATAGTCCTATACTGGATATTCAAGATGAAGAAGATACCTATAGAAGTACTGTTGTTGAATTTATGGAAAATAAAGTTAATAAAATAACATTAAGAATACCATTACCGGCAACTTCTAGTAATTTAAATAAAACTTTTAAAATAACAGATATAGATATATTGTATAAAGAATCTAATTCAAACAATATAAATGTTATTGAAACAGTTCCAATATCTAGGGTAAAAAATGGATATGGTAGAGCGGATGTAAACGGCGCAACAACTACTACTACATCTGTAGCTATAGACAATGTATCAGGTTCTATTAAAGTAGGTGCTTTAGTTAGTGGAGATGGTATAGTTAACAACCCTACTGTAGTAAGTTATGACGGTGGAAGTGCTCTTGTTTTATCTACTCCTCAAAGTTTAGCAAATAACGCTGGTTTAACGTTTGGTGATTCTAGTGTTTTTGAATATGAATATCAATCTACAAAACCCTATAAAGTTTTACCTTCTAGTGAAACAACAAGAACATATGACAAAATACCTGTAAGAGCTTTGTCTCAAGAAATTATAAGTAATAGAGTAGTGTATGGAAATTTCTTAGATAAACACACTCCTCCAAATACTATAGATTATAATGTTGCGGTAAGCGCAAAATCTGATTTTAATTTAGGTACAGCAACAACTACAAACACTGCTTTAGAACCTCAAGGAGAAACTGTTATTGCTATAAATACACCAACTGGTTCATGGGCAAATGGATATGTAGTAACATCTAATGTTGCTGGAGCAATTCCAGGTAATACTGTTATTGCTTCAAATACTGGTACTACAATTACATTATCTGCCGCGTTAGGTGGTGCTTTAGCCGCGAATTCAACGCTTACTTTTACCGCGCCTAACAATGTAAGATACACAACAAGTAAAATAGAATATCCTAACCACTCGTTAAAACAAAATAGAAATTATCAAGTAGGTATAGTATTATCAGATAAGTTTGGTAGACAATCTACAGTAATATTATCTGAGGGAGATAGCTCTGTTAAATTTAATAATGAATCTTATTTAGGTTCTACTGTTTTTTCAAGATACATAGCTTCAAGTGTAGAAGCTTTATCTTTTCCTGGAAATTCTTTAAAAGTTTTATTTAATAATCCTATATCAGGTGGAACAACAGGTGTATATAATGGTGATCCTACTAGTGTAGATTATAATCCATTAGGTTGGTACTCTTATAAAGTAGTTGTAAAACAAACAGAACAAGAATATTACAATGTTTATTTACCTGGTGTAATGGCTGCTTATCCTACAGATCCAACTAAAGAATTAGGTAAAACATCTCACGCTGTATTATTTAATGATAATATTAATAAAGTCCCTAGAGATTTAATAGAAGTAGGACCAGAACAAAAACAATTTAGAAGTAGTGTTGTATTACACGGAAGAGTAGAAAATGTAAATAGTACTGATGTTTGGCAGAATAATGCTCAATATTATCCTGGAAGTATTGCTCCTATAGTGAGTGTTATAGCTACTGATGATGATATGTTTAACGGTATATCTCAAACTGGCTACGTTGGAAGTCCAGATTTTTATAATGTTATTTCAAATCCTTTAATAGGAAGAATTAATACACCTTCTGGAAAATTTGGTGTGGCGTCGGTTATAACAACGGCAGATGCTTTAGCTGCTACAGCTACAACACCAGCCGCAACTTTAAGTGAAATAAATATAGACATAAGTACTATTGATCCTATATTTACCTCTGGTGGAAATCCAGTGCCTGGAAACAGTATAAGAGTTGGTCAAACAATAACTGGACCTGGTATAGCTGATGGAACAACTATAATACAAGCTCAAAACGACAATCCAGCTTGGCAAATAACATTAAGTCAACCACATTCAGGTGTTAACGCGGGAGATACTTTCACCTTTACACCAACAAATGATTCTCCATTTATGGGTTGGGTTACAATGCCTCAGTTAGCTGTTATGGAAACAGATCCTGTAGAATCTAATTTAGATATATTTTGGGAAACAAGCACAGCTGGTTTGATAACTGATTTAAATCAAGCAATATCAGGTGGTACTGCTGAAGGTGTTTCGTTTGGTTTTAATACTAATGACTTTGATGAAGGAATAAATACACAAGTAGGAAACAATGAAATGTGTTCATCAGATTTTTCTATACTAGATCAATTTGGTAACACAATAGTTTACGCGGCAACTAATCCACCTCAATTTCAATTAGTAGAGGTTAGAGATTTTAATAACAATGTAATTACTAGTACTAATGAAGGAGTTAGTAATACAGCGGTGTTTAATTTAGTAAGAGATGGTAATAACTATAATGTAAAGGTTCAAGATACTTTTTACTATAGCAATCAGCACGCTACTAATGATACTTATTCTTTTAAATTTGAAATTAACCACGCTGGTATTCAGACGTTTATTACAAAACAACCTGTGTCTTTGATAAATTTAGCTCCTGTAGTTTTAGCCAGTACATGTGGTAATCCTCCTATTTATGTTCCAGGAACCGGTAATGGTTCAAATGCTTTAGGAACTTTTAAAGTTCTTCAAGCAACAAATGGAGCTGCTTTTGGACTAGGAGTAACAAATCCTCAAGCTTGGAAAGATTTAACATGGAGACTTACAGTTACTAAAGGTGGTGTAGATTATGGTCCTCAAGGAAGCGGCGCGGTACAATTGATTCAATCACGGGTTAATAATTATTGGAGTGTTAACTGTAATTTTACTGGAGGTGATACTCCTAATAGTATGGTAGATGGACAATATGCTTGTGTAGCTACCGTGGAAGATGCCGGTGCTTTAACTGCTACGTGTAATTTTACTTTAGATATACAAAGAACACCTTGTTATACTTGGAAATATACATGGACTGATAGTGGTGATTTTATATCACTTAACTATACTGATTGTGAGGGTGAACAAAGAAACATAGGATTTTTTGACACCAATCCGGGAGGACTTGGTAATACTGGTAACTACGTATGTGCTCAAGACACTACTTATACACAAAATAGTTTAGGTACTAAGTTTACTAAACTAGCATTAAATAATCCTGATCCATTCAACACTTGTAATGGGTTGTAATAATGGATAAAAACAAGTAATACTAATAATATGGCTGCTATAATAGAAGTTAAATACTTCAATACATTTCTTCTAAAGAAAGTAAACCAAACAATTTCAACTCCTAGTTATGGAAACATACCTTCTTGGAATGGTTCTATGGGTATACCCGCCGCTAAAGGAGGTTATCCTATATCTGCTGCAGATGTTCCTAAAAATTGGGTTATAGAAGAATCTAGAATTAATGGTGGTTATAATAATACTTCAGTTTCTTTTGGTGCTAAAGCTTATTTAGTAGAAGAAGAACCTAATGGGTCTATACGTGGAAACTCTTTAATATATTCAGGTATATTTAATTCTAGAACAGGTATAAATAACACCAACGTGTTTTCAGTTGGTGATAACATAGTTAAATCTGTAGACCCAGCAAATGGATCTATACAAAAACTTTATGCTGAAGACACTAATTTAAATATATTTCAAGAATTAAAAATTAGTAGAGCTTTAATTGATAAAGACGCTATATATTCTGCTGAAGGCGGTGGAACTGTTACTAGTGCTAATCTTGTTATTGGTGCTATTCAACCTTACGCGGGTAAATACGGTATTAGTAACGATCCTACAAGCTTTGCGGTATACGGTACAGATAAGTATTTTACTGATAGAAACAATGGAACTGTTTTAAAATTATCTGGAGGTTTAGTTGAGATATCTAGAGCTAATATGATAGATTATTTTAGAGATAGATTAGGATCAGGTATTACAGTAGGTGGAGCAACAGGAAGAATTATAGGTGGTTGGGATATACATAATAAACAATATTTAGTATCTACACAAGAACCTGGAGCACAAGCTGATACTTTAGAGGGAGGATATGAAACAGTAGCTTTTGATAACCTTGTTCAAGGTTGGACTAGTTTCTTTACATATAAACCAGAATTAATGTTTAGTTTAAACAATAAATTTTATAGTACAAAATTTGGTAGTTTATATCAGCATTATTCTCAAGGTGTAAATAGAAACTTGTTTTATTCTAATGAAGGTCAAACTATAAAACCTACTTCTATAACTTTTGTTTTTAATGCTAACCCAAGTTCATCAAAAACATTTAAAACAGTAGAATATGAAGGAACAAATGGTTGGCAAGTTAATTCTTTTACTTCTGATTTAACAGGAGAAAACACGGTAACAACAAATTCAAACTGGATAAATTTTCAAGATACAACCGCTCAAGTATATAGTTATACTCAGGGTCAATATGATTCAGCAGGTAATGAATATCCAAACGCAACTGTTCCACCATTTTTCTATGCTGGATTTAATAGGAAGGAAAACAAGTATGTAGCTAATCTTATTAATAATAGTAGTGCTGCTCCTGGTGAAATAAACTTTGGTAGTTCTATATCTGGTATTAAAGGTTTTGTAGGTACAGTTACAATAGCTACTGATACAGTTACAAATAATGGAGGAGAAAAAGAATTATTTAATGTTAGTAGTGATTTTATAGCTAACAATGGATATTAAATTAAATTAAATGAAATTAAAAAAAGCAACAGCTGTAGAAGCTTTGCAGAAATTAATGTTTGAAGGTAAAGAAGAAGATGGGTTTTATGGAGATGGTAAAGCAATAGCAACAGTACCTGATATACCAATAATACATAATTTTGCAGATCAACTCTACATAAGACAAATGAATTTAAAAAAAGGACACGTTATTCTAGGTGCAGTTCATAATCACCTACATGTTTGGTTTTTATTAACAGGTTCAGTTATTATAAATAATAATGGTGAAAAGATAGAGCACGTAGCTCCTTGCTATACTGTATCAGAACCTGGTTCACAAAGAATTATTTTAGCTTTAGAAGATTCTATATTTGTAAATGTTCATAAGAACCCTACAAATACAAAAGATATAGCTGAATTAGAAAAAGAAATAGTCTCTATGACAAAGGAAGAATACAATAATAAATATAAATAATATGAGTTTTTTATTAGGATCCGCAGCAATAAGCGCGGGTACAAGCATACTCGGTGGTATCATTGGTGGTGGTAAAGCTAGAAGAGCAAGGCGAAGAGCTGCTAAGAAATTAAAAGCGATGAATGCTAAAATGGCACAATTAGAAGCTAATAGACAAGAAATCATAAATCCTTATGAGGATTCTACTAATTTAAGTAGTATGATGAGTAATCCTATGGCTAATCTTGCTGTAGCTACTCAAGCTACTGAAATGCAGATGGAAGAAACTGATCAAGCATTGGCCAACACATTAGACACTATAAGACAAACAGGTGGTGGAGCAGGTAGCGCAACAGCTTTAGCTCAAGCTGCTTTACAATCTAAGAAAGGTATTGCTGCTAATATTGAGGCACAAGAAAAATCTAATGAAATGGCAAAACAGCAAGGAGAACAAAGACTTCAAGACGCTAAAATAGCTGAAGAAAAAAGAATGCAGGGTCTTGATGCTGCAGGAAAACAATTTGTATTTGGCCAAAGAGAAGCAAGAGAAATGGGTCAATTAAATAGACTACAATCCCAAATAGATAACATGCAAGGAGTTAAAGCTAGAGCTGAAGCTGATCAAACAGCTGCTCTTACTGGTGCTATCTCTGGAGTAGCGGGTGCTGCTAGTTCATATTTTGGAGCAAAATCAGGAAGTTAAAAATATAGGAAATGGAAAATCAAAATATACACATAAATTTATTAATAAAGCAAATGTTACAAAGTGATAACATGGCTTATGTTCCTGGTTATCTAAGCTCTAAAGTAAATATTGATTACGGTGTTTTAAATAAAGCATATCAAGACACGGGTAGAATATACGCTAAATTAAAAGCTAGTCTAGAAAAAGGTAGTTGTGGAGATTGTATCAAAGAACAAAAAATGTTAACATATTTAGAAAGTGCTCCTAAATTATCATTAGATTTTTTAAGTAATGTTATGGGTGAATTACAAATAGTAGAAACATCAAACTATGATCCTAACAATTACTTTGGATTCATGGTTGCTAATTGTATTATTACTAAAAAACCAGGTTTTTCTAAAACTGATGGATATGATATTGGTTTAAAATTATTAAACAATGGTACACAAGAATTAACTTTTAGTGGTCCTTTATTAAAAGAATCTTTAATTATTAATAGTGCTGCTTTACAAAGTTTATTAGACGCAGATACATCTATGGTAGTTGAAACTCCAGATATTAATAAAAATATGACAGAACTACTAGTTCAATCTGGATTATTTATGCCAGAAGATGTTGGTGAAGATGGTCAATTATCTGCTAGTGCTAAAATATCAGAAGAATTTATTTTAAAATTTAATGGTGAACCTGATTACGAAATAATTGATATTGGTGGTGGTAAAGGAAGAAATGTATTAAAATTTGATATGGATAAGATTGAAAGGAAAATACAACCTTTTATAAACGCTGAAGTTGCTGGGATTCTTTCAGCAGAACAAGAAGCCGTAGCAGCTTGGAATGTTTATTTAGCTAAACTAAGTAGTCCAGAAGAAGACGATCAAATGGTTCAAAACGCTAACGCTGGTGGTGAGTCTTGGTCTTATGAAAAAGATTTACCATTACATCAAGATAAAAAAATATTATTTGGAAAACAATATAAAGAATTTTTTATAAAAAATTATTTAGTACAATTCTTAACTAATAAACTACCAAGTGTAGAAGAAGATGCTGCTGTGTTTGATTTACAAGAAGGTATAGATGCTAAGGCTCAAAAAATAATGGGTGATAACCAATAAAATTAAATTAAATGACTAAACAAGAATACGTAGCAAGTTTAATAAGACAAGGCAACCTAAGTAGTCAAAAAATGTATGAGATGACTAAGGCTTGGGAAGCTGAAAATGCTGAACCAGAAGTAGAAGTAGAAGAGGTAAAGACAAACGATCCTGCTGTAAATGCGGAGACCAATGCAGGATCGAAAAAGAAATCGGTCTCAAAATCGGAAGATACTTCATCGGAATTATCAGAAGAAGAAAAAGCAGAAATAGCCGCTAAAGCTAAAGAAAGAACAAAAAGAATAAACTCTTTGTATCTTAAGTATAATGAAGACGGTAATCAAGCTGTTTCTGAAGAAGAAAAAACTAAATGGTTAGATAATAACACTAAACTACATAGTAACGAAGAAGTACAAGCAATTCATGATGAATCTAGTTGGACAGATTGGTCTTTAGGATTACTTCCGTTTTACGACTCTCAAGCAGAAATAGCTGAAGAAATGCAACAAGATGAAGAACTGCAGAAGTTTAAATATAATCAAGCAAATAAAAATTATATACAACAATCACAAGAAATAACTGCAGATAAAAACTTGTCTCAAGAGGAGAAAGAGAAAAAACTAGAAGAAATTAAACCTCCACCTTTAGTAGAAGATGTTGAGCAAGAAGTGGAAGTACAGGATACAGGTGATCAATGGAAAGATGCTTCAACTACTTTAAGTACAAAGACAGATGAAGAATTAAAAACATCTCCACTTTTTCAAACAGACGGTAAATTTGATCCTAAAAAATTAGAAGATTACAAAAATTTTATAGAGTTAAATGATTATAGAGAGCAGTTAAGTAATACTCCTATGAAAATAAGAGGAAAAGACAATACAGCTTTTAACATGCTTTATAAAAAGCTAACAGACAAATACGGTGAACCTACTACAGATGAGCATGGAAATGAGTTACCACCTAATATGCGTCCAGCTTATCTTGGTAAACATTTAGATAGTCTTAAAGTAGATATAACTAAAGATTACGATAAACTACTTGATGAAGATAAAGAATTAAAAAAAGAAGAAGGTTTTTTTGACAAAGAATATTATTTACAAAAAATATCAACAAAACAAGCTAATCCTGAAGCTGTAACAACAGCTCTTTCTTATTTACCTCAAGATTTTGCTGGAATTGAAAGTGGAGAAGAGTTGGATAAGATAATGAAAGAATCTTATGCTAATTTTGTTAAAGATGATCCAATTTTAAAAGCTGAATGGAATTCAATACAAAAAGCAGCTCAAGGAAGAATAAAAGCTTATCAAGATGAAATATTAAAAACAGCTGACTTAACAACTGAAGAAGGTGTTGCTGCGGCTAACTCTAAGCTTGAAGCTTATGCTAAAAAAATTACACTAGATATTTTTGAAAATTCAGACGGATACAATAAGAGAATAGCTGACTTAGGCTTGGTAATGGATAACGCAATGGCCAAGGTAAACACTGCTTATGAAAGAGACCAACGTCCTTGGTACGATGTTTTATCAATTTCTGATGCGTTAAGAGGTGGGAACACTGGCATTGAGGGTGATGATGGTATACCTTTTAATAATACTTTAGCAAATTTAATTGAAAGTATTGGTAAAGGTGGTGTGAATTTAGTTAGTTCAGGTAAAAAAGCTTGGGCAAGTGTAGAAGCGAAAGGTGTTAGACAGGTTCAACGTGAAATAGATGACATTAATGAAAGGTATGAAAAAGGCGAAATAGACGAAAAAACCAGAGATCAATTATTAAATAGTAAAAGAGGAGGAAAAGGTCAATTTAATTCTTTAATAGAAGAATTAATGGAAGATAAAAAAGATGTTGAAAAATTATTTGATAGTATTCAAGATGACGAAGCTTATACTAATTTATTTAATACAGCTGATTTATCGGATGGTATTAGTTTTCAAGAAGCTATATTTACAACAGGAGAAGCATTACCACAAATTGGTTTAGCTGTTGCTGGTACTCTTACAGGTAATCCAGTTATGGCTGGTTTAGGAACTGCTGCAATGTTTACTCAAATGTATGGAGATAATTATTGGTCAGCTTATCAAGAGGGTATTCAAATGGATGCTAAAGCTATGGGTATTGACTTAAACGCTTTGTCTCCTGAAGAAAGAAGAGAGTTTGAATTAAATGCTCTTAATGAAGGTAAGCATGCTAACATGGCTACTTCCGCAGCGTTTGCTGCTGTTATGACAGCTGCTGAACAATTTGGTGCTAATAAAATTTTAAAGCAAACAGAAAAAGCTTTAGGATTAGGAACTGGAGGATTAGTATCTTTTTATAAAGGATCTTGGAGAGAAGGTGGTGAGGCATTATTAAGAGGAGCTTTGAATAAAGCAGAAGCTGGTGCTACAGAATTTGCTACAGAATGGGCTCAAGAAGTATTAGGTCAAATAGGTACAGGTTTACAAACAACAGGTAGAATTGGAGATCAATTAGATTGGGGAGCTTCATTAGAAGCTGGTAAAGCTGGTGGTGTAGTTGGTGTTATGATACCGTTTGCTAAAGCTGTTAGTCAACAATCAGCTGTAGAAATAAGAAACGTATCAAGAGATGTAGCTATAAAATTTGCTCCAAACTCTAAATACGGTAAGTTTGCTATTGAATCAGAAAAATATTTTGAAGCTGCTCAAACAAATTTAAATAACAAACTAAAAAATAATCAGCTAACAAAACAACAGTATCAAGAAGAATCTCAAAACCTATCAGATGTTAGAAATTCTCGTTTAAAAATAGATCCAAACGCTGGTCCAGATATTAGAGCTAGACAATTAGATTTAATGGTTGAGCGTAATCAGTTAACGCGTGAGATTAAAAAGATGGACGATCCTGATTTAACAGTTGAACAACAGGAAAGATTAAACCAAGTTAAAACTCAATTAAGAGAAGTTGTAGCTGAGCAAAACCTATATAATAAATCTGGACAAGTTAGAAAAATGATTCAGAACGCTGGGAAGAAAGATGCTCAAGGTAACCCAATGATTGAGTTTAGAGATGTTCAGACAGCTAAAGAAACTCAAGAAGTTGCTGATCAATTAGAAAAAGAAGGATATACTAAAGCCGCAACAAGTGCTGCTCATGGCGTGCAAATGATAAATGAAAAAACTGGGAAAGAAGTTTTACTTATAAATAATGAAGTAGCTTCTGGTAAAGGTGGTTTTGTAGGTAATGTTAATGTAGGAGCTCATGAATTTCTACATAGTGTTTTAAAGAAAACTTTACAAAATAATCCAGACGCAGCGATAGAAATGTCTAATGAAATGCGTGGTCATTTTAAGAAATTATTAGACAGTGGAAAATTAGACATGAACTCTGAGTATGCTTTAAATCTACAGCAATACATGGATAAACCTCCAGCTGAGTTTGCAGAAGAAGCTATGACATTATTTGCAGATGGTTTAGCAAATGGAGATATAGTTTTAAATGAAAGTAATTTACAAAAAATTAAAGATGTTTTAAGAAGGTTAATGCAATCGTTAGGTATTAAAAATGTAGAGTTTAATACAGGTAAAGATGTAGTTAACTTTTTAAAAGATTATAATAAAAGCGTTGAAAGAGGTAAACTAAACAGAGCTCAAAAGAAATTATTAGATAAATCTGCTAAAGGAAAATTATTAACAAAAGAATCTAAAGATACAAAAGAATCTAAAGATACAAAACCTAAGAAATCTAAAGCTGCTCCTAAAAAACCTAGTAAAGCTCAAAGAGAAGATCCATACCGTGATGCAAAAACTAAAAAGGAAGCAAAAGCTATAGAGAGAAGAAGAAGAAAAAAATTAAAAGAATGGATTGATGGAGATCCAAAACTAGAAGCAACATTTGCAGATTGGATTGGAGGAACTAAATATTCAAAAGCTCGTGAAACAGCTGGAATACCTCAAGCAGAATTAGATGCTATGACACCTAATCAAAGACGAGCATTAGAAGGATATTTACCTTATGAGTATAGAAAAATACCAGGCCAAGGTATGGAAGTAGTCTCTCAATTTGTGGGTAAAGGAGAAGCAGTTGCAGCGTTAAAGAAAATGATGGGGCAGACTAGAGATGGTTGGATGGGTATGACAAAAGAAAAATATTCTATAGCTAGAACTAAACAAACACCACTTGAGGCTATAAATGATTTAATACCATCTGAGATAAAGACTAAAGATCAATTTGATACTTTCATGCGGGATAATAAATCAGCTAAAGCAATTGCAGACGCGTTAATGCCTGGTGGAGTTATAAATAATCTTATAAGATCTCAAGAAACTAGTAGAGAGCAAGGTGATAAAATGATTGATGAGATGTATGAACGTATATTCAACTTCAATCCTGAGGCGAAAAGAACTGATGGCACTACTGTAGGACCAAAAGGATTTGGTGAAGCAATATTTGCTAATAGCAGATTTGCTAAAATGGTGGCAAATAAAGCGTTGTTCCAAGAAAGCGAAAAGAAAAAGCAAGAAAAGAGACAAGATGACACTACTAAACAAATAGTAGATAAAGGCGAAGTTTTAGATCTTGGTCCTGCTAATGAAGGTTATGTGTTGGCTCAAAAACCTAGTAAAACTACAGGTTTAGATTCAAAAACTGAAGATGCTATTACTAAAGCTGTAAATAAGACTTTTAAAGGAGAAGACATTAGATTTGCAGATACTAGAAACATACCTCAAGAAGTAGCTGACATTTATGGTAAAATGTTTGGAATAAATCCAGAAACAATAGTTAATAAGAAAAGAAATTTTCAAACAACTGATGCAGAAGGTTTAACTAAAGCTAAACAATTCTTACTTAAAAACGCAAAGAATGATTTTGATAGATTGCCAAAAGTTCAAGATGATACTGGTAGAGGTACATTTGTTCCTAAAAATGTAAAAGATGCTTTATATACTGATGGCAAATTAACCGGTAGTTTAAAAGATTACATGGATCTTATTAGAGAAAAACCAGTTAAACCTATATATAGAGATCGTGTTGGTCAAACTATTAGAGGATTATTAGGATTACATATTAGAAATCGTGTGCTTGAAACAGCACAACCCGTTCAAGGTAAAAGAATACAATCAGGTGCTAAG